TGAGCACGACCGCCAACTATTTCAAAGTATGCATCATCATCCATAGCTATTTGAGATGCTTGTTCAGTAGAATAACCCAAAAATTCTAAATGTTCTACTCTGTCCCACCACCATTGAGGTCCAGCCATTTGTCCTTCAATCTCTTCCATTTGATCCATAGGTCTTTGTTCTACTTCTTCTACTTCTTCCACAACATCCCCTATTGCATATCCAATCCTTCCACCATCAGCTGCTTGGTAAGGACTAATTTCAGGTACAGGTCTTTGGTTTTCTTGAGGTTGAACCATATCTTGATAGAATCGTTTCATTTGATTAAGACGAGGTTGATCTCTTAAACGTTGTTCTTGAGGTATTTGAGTAGCGTCTCTCGTCCAGTCTGGTAAACGTTTCATTGCACCCATCGTTGCTGCATTTCTATTAGATACAGGTTTCATTATCTGTGAGTCCTCTCTAATAGATGCAATGTCAGTTGTTCTTGGCATTTCTCCACCTGCTCCAGTTTCAGTAATAACTGTATCTATGAAACTTGCGGGTCCTGATTGACCTTGTGACATAATTCCTTGTCCTGGCATACTCATTCTATTTTGAAACATTTGTTTTAAAATTTGTTGTATCTCTAATTCTGTTTTACCTTCTGCTCTTAATTTTTCAATCATCTGTAACATTTCTGCAGAAGTCTGTCCGCCTGCAGCATAACCTATTCTTCCACCGTCAGCTCTTTTAATAGATTCCCACGGTGGTAAGAAAGTTAAATTTTCACTAACACGTAAGTTTTCATAGGTTGCTTTATCACCACTATCAATAGCAGCTTGAACTTTCATTTGAATATCATCTAAACCGATTTTACTTCCTCGATCTCCTATCAGATCAGAAATCCTTGCTTGTTTTTTATTTTCTCTTGCTTGTAAACCTGCTATTCCCAATAAACCGGCTCCAGCTCCTACAGCTACTTTTAAAGGATCTATTTTATCAGTGCCTTTTTTATAAAATAATGCACTTCTTAGTTTGTCCAACCTAGAAACTTTGTTCTTTTGGTTTAAAACATTATACTTGCCTCCTTGACTAGGATGAAAGGGTGTAATTGTGCTTCCCTTCTGCATACCGGGCAACTTTCCATACTGTTGGCTAAAACCTAAAGGCCCCATAGCCATATATGCGCTTAGAGGATCTCTATTAACAAGTGCAGAAGCAGTCATTAGTCCTCTTCCTATATTAGTTGCTCCCAGAGGTGTAAAAGCTAAAGCTGTTTGAGTTATGGGGCTTCTTAAAACTTTTTTAGCGCCTCTTGCAATTTTTTTAACAATACTTCCAAGACCATATTTCTGTCTTACTTGATCTTCAATTCCTTCCATTTGCGTTTGTGGTCTCATTTGCGTTTGTGGTCTTCTATCTCCCTCGTATGTTATAGACGGGGCTCCTGCTTTTAAATCTTTGTTAGAAGTCATTTCTATTGGTAATTGTAAATCTGTTATAGCCATAATTATGTTAGTTAAATTTTTAAAAAAGGCAGGAATTTCACCTGAACTTTCACATTACTTTGTTTTTGGAAACAAATCAAGTCCTGGAGCATGAACTATTACATCTTGTTGAATGTCTCCTTCGGGTATGTTTTTAGCCCTCCATTCTTGTTCGTTTTTATATGTTTCTCCTGTTTTTTTGTTTATTATAGTTGTTTCTACCTTTGTAGGTTTAATAATAGGAACATCTTTCCCATTAATTTTTACTGTTTCATTCATTATGTTACTACCTGTCTAGGCTTAATTTCTAATATAGAAGCCACTATGTGAAGCCTATCAGCTGTGGCAGCGGTTGCTTTTAAGATCTCATCTTCTTGAATTACTAAAGGCCCAGTAAGTAATTCAACTGTAGTATTAGCACTTACAGCTTTTACCTTGAATAAACTAAATACATCGGATCCAGCGGTCAAAGTTAGGGTAATAGTATCCCCTGACCCTGAGTCATCACTAACGAGAATGGATTTAACAATCCCCGTAGTTGCTGAAGGACATGTATATAAAGTCGTAGCAGCTGTGCTAGTTAAGTCTTTTTTAGCGTTTATAAATGTATTTCCTTGAACAGCCATTAGTTTAAAAAGAATGCTTCCGCATTTACCTCATCTTTAACATCTGATTGATAAGTAGAATTAAGTTTCTCAATTACAGCATCTAAATCTCTTATTAAAGATTGAAACACTTGTTCATCATATTCTTTGCTAGCTCTAGTAAGTGCTTGTACAATTTTTGCCATTATCTTCTTCCATCCGCTTGAACATCTAATCTAAACGTCCCAAGTTTCCAATTCTGAGAGGAGCCTGTATTTTCAATTTTTAAAGCTACTGATCTGGCTCTTGCTCTGGTATCAACTTTAGTTGTAGTTGAGGCTACCGTAAAAGGTCCTAAAGGGGAACTTGCTTGAGTGCTATTAGAATAATCTTTTAAATTTAATGTAACTTGAGTGTTTCCTGTTTGTGAAACAAAATCAGGAATAAATCTTCTTATTTTCATAAGATATTCTCCATCTCCTCTAAAGGTAATTCCTTCTTTAGCGTCTTGAGTAATGTCATAATCTCCGGATTGAACGTTAGCCAATACTGCAGTAACCGTTCCTCCAGACACTACTTGATCAGTCCCTGTTTCTTGCTCATAATAAATAGTGCTTCCATCAGTATTTCCTTGAACGTCATAAGAGGCGTCGTCCGATGATCCATAATAAGAAGCATGAGGTTTATCGAATACGGCTGAATCAGCCCATGCAGTTCTAGGAAGAGTTCCTACAGTCCATACAGGACGTTGAGGAGAAGATTCTAAATAATTATAAGTCACGACTCTATTCATAGTATCGGAAGAACTAGTTCCGTAGAACCAAGACACTTCACCAAACAAGTTATTAAGACCTGCATTAATTAAATCTCTAGCGTTGGTATTTATATCTTCATAAACATAATCTTCCACTAAACATAATAAAGATTCGAGTTTACCTGTATATCTAAAGAAACCGTTTTCTGACATCCAATAAGCATTCCCGTCTACTTCTGTGTTGGCATTTTTACCAATTAAACCACAGTTAGTTCCTACTTGTGAGAAAGTAAAAGTAAATGGTTGGCCTACAAATCTCATTAAGAATAAAGCAGTATCTGTCCAAATATAAAGTGCATCTCTACCACGCCTAGCTCCCATGATCCGTGATCCGCCAGTCAGTCTTTGCGTACCAGCTGTATTGGTCGCTTTAGGTGCGTACGTGTTAATGTCTTCTTGGTCCGAGAACCTAATGAACATATCATCTTGGGTAGTTGTTGTTCCAATAGTGGTTTCAGTTCCAAAAAATACTAAATGTCTATCGGGTGTAGATACAACCATATGTCTTGAAGCTGTGGGTGCTCCCGAAATTACAGTTGCTCGAGTACTAGTGGCACTGCCGGCATCTGCGTCCCATTCAAAACATTTTCCATTATAAATTAAAGCTATTAATTTTGTTCCATAGTTGTCAAAGATCCATAATCCAGGATCAATAATAAAGTCTTCACTTGAGGCTTCACCCCATGCCATGTATTTAGAAATATCTGTAACTGTAGCACCGCTACTATGAGTGGCAGCCGTTGTACCATTAACCTCTCTAGCACCACCACTTAAAATGTTAGTGGAAGTATCATTAGCTGCAAAACTAATGTCCTCAGAATCAACTCTAATTTCTCCAGAAGTTGGAAAAGAAGCCGAACTCGTTAATGGAATATCTGTTACAGCAGCATTAATTCCAGAAGAAAGAGTCGTGGTTGCTGGACCCTTGACCGTTCCACCAAATAATCCTGTTCCAAAACCTCGACCACTTACTTGTTGAGAAGGACCTACAGGTTCATAATATTCAATCGTGGCACTTCCTGAAGTTGTTATAGGGCCGGATTGTTCAGTCTCTCCCATTGTTATAGTAATCGTGGTAGGAGTAGGAACCGTTATAACTTCAAATCTTTGGTCATCAAAATCAGAACTTGTAAATGTAGATCCACTTATCGTTACGCTACTGGTTCTAATAATGTCACCAGGCTGCATACCATGACCACTAGAAAAAGTTATTGTCACAGTGGCAGATGATGAGCTTGTAGTAAAACAACTCGTTTCAGTAAAAGTAGTTTTGATAGGGTGGATGTCGTAATAAGTTCCACCAGAATATACATATAAAATTTTATTAGATCCAAGAGCAGCATATTTAACCCCATTACTATCTAAGAAATGATGAATGGCTCTTACTGCTCCAGTAAGTTTATCCGCTCCTAATTGATCCCAACCTCCTATTTTTTCAGGTACTCCATATCTAAAACGGACATTATCACAATCTATCCATTGGCCCTCAGCGGCAGTGGCAGTGATTTGCTTATTAATTCCAGGTTGAAAAAATAGTTTCTGTAACATAAATAGCCATTATATATACTTTTTAAGAGAGATCAATTAATCCTTTGGAACAAACATAGTCCATTCTAGCGTATGGGTTAAATCGTTCACACTTAGTATTCTTGAATTAGTCTTTTTTAAATACCTATGAATCTCATTAATATCAAGTATAATCCACTCTTCAATACCATCAAATACCATTTTTTCCGCTTTAGTGAGTCTATGACCTCTTTTACCCAGCTGATTATTAGGTAATTGCTGCATTTCTCTTACATCAAATTTAAAGGATTGATTTGATTTTTTAAGCATACCTTCTATATGCCATCCTTCAAATTTATTAGGGTATTTAATATTAGTTAAGGATTTAGCAAAATTAGTTACTATCGATTTCAAACTGATTATAAAAGTTAAATGCTAAAGAATATCTTTCTTGTAGTGATTGATTTGTTGGAACTGAATGAGATATCATGGAATGAAATAACAAAAATTTGCCGGGTGTTGGTTTTATATTTATATTATATTGAGGAAAATAAATAGGTTCTCCTTCGGTAAGATATAAGACACCACCTATTTCTGCGTTTCTATGATCATGATTCCTCACATGATCCCCAGGATTTAATATATTTCCCCAAGCTTCTTTTAATCTAACTTGAATAGATCTGGTATGATGAGAAAGTAAAGGCATAATACTTTTAATAAATTCTAAAAATTTTTCATCATTTACAAAACAATCCCAAGAAGTCATTTTGCCAGAAACATTGGTTGCATAACTATGTTTATCGGAAATGTTTTCTTTAATTTTATTAATATAATAATTATAATCTATTTCAGATTGTCCTTCATATAACCATGTTGGAATCATTACATCTTTAGTGTAATGTTTTAACATAATGTGATTAGATTTTTTATTTTTCATTTATTCTTTCTAAAAAATGATTATGGGGAATATTCTATACCGTCTCCATCTCTCCAATTTGTTACTGATTCATCCCAATCCCATCCTTCATAAGGAACTGGTTTTGCTACTGGGGGTTCCCATAATTGAGTACTTGCATTTAATGTCCAACTAGGAAAAGGTTGGGGTTGTCTAAAGGCATCTACAACAGGATCGTATATATATCCTATACCCGCAAAATTATATCTTAAAGGAGTTCCTCCATTGGAATGTTGATTTCCTCTAGTATGAATTGAAGTTTGTTTCCAATTTGCTGTAGGTTCTTTATAAATATTTCTTAAAAAAGCAACTCCTAATGCTTCTTGTTCATTTCCGGTTTCATCAGTTATAACGGCATTATGAATAACATGTACATTTGTTACAATATTTTCATTATTAATTTTTGCAAAATGAGCCATTATGCTGTGTACGTCCCCGTTCCTGTATATTTTAGAATTTTGTAATCTCCACTTGTTGTAACAGTTGGGGAACCCGTTGTAGTTCCAGTATAATCTCCACTTAACATTTTTAAAATAACGACTCCAGATCCTCCGGCTTTTCCTGTGGCACCACCTGCATCTCGCGCTCCGCCACCACCGCCTCCGGTATTAGCTGTGCCTACAGTTGCTGCTGCTCCGTGAGTTCCACCTTGACCGCCTCCGCCTTGACCGCCTGAAGCGACACCACTTTGAGAGCCACCTCCGCCGCCACCGGCGTAATAAACTCCTGCGCCTGTAATTGAACTAGATGTTCCGTCTCCTCCAGTTCCTCCGCCGCCAGGAGATCCTGTATTTCCAGCTTGTGCGTGACCTCCGCCACCACCAGCTCCCCATTGAGGACCAGAGTTTCCGCCATCGTTTCCTTCTGCGGGAGAATAACTTCCTTCATTTCCAGATCCTCCAGCTTTGCCGGTATTACCACCGCCTCCGCCGGAACCGCCGTCTCCTCCAGAGGTGTCCGTGTTATGACCTCCGCCACCACCTCCTCCGGTAGAAGATATAGTTGTGATTCCTGATCCTGCTATTGAAGAATCATCTCCTTTTGTACCTCGATTGACATTGTGGCCTGCGCCACCGCTACCTACTGTAATTGTATATTGAACTCCTGAAGTAGGAGTAAAAGTGCTTGTTCTATAGCCGCCAGCTCCTGCGCCACCGCCAACCGTGCCACTTCCACCGCCACCGGCCGCAACTATTAAATATTCAAAATCTGAGAGACCTGCCGCGCCAGCTGACATGAAACCTAGGGTTCTATATCCAAATTGTGTCATATACTTTTATGCTCCTATTATGCGTCGTTAGCAGCGTCTGTAGTAAAGTATAATTTAATACCTAGTAATCTAGCATCTCCTGTAAATGTGTCACTGCCGTCTGCTGCATCTCTATAAAGCTGGAAAAAAGTTAAATCATCATCTGCTGGTGAGCCTGCGATTGTGATTGCACTACTTGTTCCTGTAACTTGTACGTCTTCTACCGTTCCAATTCCAGCATCTGTAACTTCTTGCGCTGTCCCAAAAACTACGTCTGCGGTATCACTATCACTACAGCTAACACCTTGAAGTCCAAATATACAGTCTCCCGTATTCGTATTGCCTGGTGACCACCAAGCTTGAAAAGTTACTGTTCCTAAATTCCATGATTTAGGCATTGCTATAGAAAATTGTGCATATTCAGCTGTACTTGCATCAAAATCTAAAACTTTTAAATCTGGTCTAGTTGCTGTTGTTTCTACTTGTTGGGCATCAGCTCCATTTGTTGATGATCCATACATAGCCGCGGCGGGAATCCATATAGTTTCCGTTCCTGCAACTTTAACTGCAGCTGAACCTGATTTAAGAACTCCTGATCCTTTAGGATTTAAATTTAAATCAACGTTTGTTTCACCTGTTGAAGAAATAATTGGACCATTTCCAGTCGCAGCATTTGCTAATGTAATTTCGTTAACAGCTGAACTTGTTGCTGTTAATAAAGCTAGTTCATTTCCGTTAGTATCTAAAATTGAAGTTCCAATTTTAGGAGACGTTAAAGTTTTGTTTGTTAAAGTTTGTGTTCCTGTTGTTGTAACATCACCAGCGGGTAAGGTATCTATATCTGGATTAGTTCCATCATTTGCAGTTGCGAATACAACAGCATCACCTTTGTTTGTTGTTCCAAAAGTAAACGAATCACCAGATCCTGATACATATTTAAATTGTACTGTGTATGCACCTGATGTTGAATTTCTTAAATAATAAAAAGTTTGAACATCTAATGGAATAGTTACGATTTGATTTCCTGTAATAGAACCTGTGAATTCAATCATTCTATGAGATAGAACTGCACCAGTTGATCCATCAGAAACTGAAAGAGTTGTAGTCTGTGCACCACCTGCTATATCTTGTACAGTCCATCCGCCAACTATTTGTTCTATAATCTCTAAGTTTGTATTAGTCTTTGTTCCCCATGTACCGGCATTTTCGCCAGTTGCCATTTTTTCAACACCTAAGGGTGTGTATGTTGATGCCATATTTATTTATCTCCTAATTTACGCCGCTATATTTACATCTGTATACGTTGTGGAACCTTCAATGTCAACATCTTCGTAACCTGCAGAAGATTCAATATCAACATCTTTGAAATATACCGGGTATAATTCGCCTACATTACCACTAATTGATAAACTCGTCAATCCTACAGACATATCCGTAGGACTTATAGATCCCACCGAACCACTAAAAGAAACACCGCTAAAACTCACGGTCATTGCATCTGGGGTTATAGCCCCTACGGAAGCTGTAAATGAAACTCCTGAAATATTAATAAGTTCTTGTGGTATAAAACTACATCCAGCAGCATTTTGATAAGCAGTAAATTCAACTCCTGTTAGTCCAACTACATCGGCTGGTGCTATTGCTCCTACTGAAGCTGAAAAAGATTGGCTTCCTGCACCAACTACCATGTCAGCGCCATTATTAACTGACCAACCCGTTCCTTGAGAAGCGGTAATAGATAAACCACTTGGTGTATCTACGTAATCAACTTGGATGCTTGAAGTACCTTGAGAAGCAGTAACTTCAACTCCTGTTAAACCAACTACATCTGCTGGAGTAAGATTCCATTCACCCCAAGTACTTTCTCCATATGCAATAGTTCCCCAACCATTTTCACCAACTTCAACGGTTCCAATGTCAAGACCATCAATTTCTACTACTAAACCAGATGATCCCCAATTTTCATAACCATAAGCATCGGATCCCCATCCAACATTTATTTCAGTTGTAACTGTAACTGATGAATTAAAACCTGTGGAAAAAGATAAACCACTTATGGATATTGGTACTGTATTAGATTGCCAGGTATTTTCACCCCAGGCTACTGAAGGATCATCACCACCCCAAATTGAAGCCATAAGGATCTACCTCCTTAAGCTAATCTTAGAATAGCTGTGGTTGCTCCTGCTGCGGGAAATTGAATTGTAAAAGTTCCAGAAGAAACTGTTTTATCTCCACCAAACGCAATTATACAAACTGCATCTGTTGTGCTGGATCCGCCATCAGTTGTAGTATTGTAAATCATTGCACCATTCGCTGTGAATGAAGCTGAAGTCCAAGACACATCTGCGAAGTCTGTGTAAGCAGTTGTGCTTGACAAAGTTACGCCTTGATTTGTTAATGCTGATCCGCCTGCTGTGTAAGCAGTTCCAGAAGAATTAGTGATTTCGTTTGAAGTGCTGTAGTCTGTTGTAGTTGCATCTAAAGATGCAGAACTTGTAAACATAGCGATTTTAAAAGTATCTCCACCTGAAGAATCAAAGTCGTGTTTACCACTTAAAAGTTCACTTTTAAAACTTGAACAAACTGCTGATGTTATAGCCATTTTTTTTCTCCTTAAGGACTCGGCGAATCAATTTTAATTCTGACCGTACCGTCCGTATAATCGTCTCTACGTCTTCTTCCTATCTGTTGAGAAGCAAACGTTTGTATACTATCTTTATACTTTTGTTCATATAATGTCAACATATCCATAGGCCCTTTTAAATAACCATAAGCCTCCACTAAACATGCATATAATAGGAGTTGAGGATAGTTTACACTAATATAATTAGTTTGATTACTGGACTCTAAAGTAGCCGGTCTTTTATCATAATGAACTCTAAAGTAATAATTTGAATCTGGAGTAGGGGCTAGCATATAACCACCTGAATTCGTTGAACCGTCTCCTGTAGCTCCTCCAAACATAGCATAATATTTAGGCATTCCTGTTACGTCGGCACTACCATCTCCTGTTAAATCTTCTATATATTCAGATAACCAAGTCACGTCTTTTTTGATAAGCCATCTGTTAGTTCCAGTAGCGACTGAAGTAGAATCATATACTTCTATACCTCTCGTAAATATTGCACCAGATGGAGCATATATACTATTCTTATCTGTTACTAAATTTCCATCTTGCATATGTCGATCGGCATCAATTGGGACATCTTGACATATTCTAGATTGAGCATTTAAAATAATATTTTCTAAAACATCAGTACTTAAAACATTTGAATCTGTTTCTGTGTAATTTCTAAGTTGTGTGACCAATGTGCTGTAAGATATTCCTGCCATTATGCTTCAATAGTCACGGGTCCAATTGAACACCCGGCTCCTCCTCCGTTTTTATCTCCTAGTGTAGCTGTATCAGTATTAACAGTAAAATAAAAATAATTTGCTTTTGCATAATCTGAATCCACTCTTGCCCCGCTTCTATATAAGCCTGTTGTAATTGCATAACCTGCAGCTAAGGCTAGTTTTGCTCCAGTAATTCCGTCAAAACTTTGAGGATCATTATATCCAAAAACTGAAGTTCCATTAACTCCTGTTACTGGATCGTAAGCAGTTCCTGTGCCTGGCGATGTGGTTATCGAACCTCTAATTCTGTAAGTATCTCCATCAGTTAAACCGTGACCAGGAAACCAAACGTTAATAAGTCCAGAACCTGCTCCATAAGTTTCAAAAGGATCATCACGTAATAATCGAGTCACCGCCGGTGCCGTTCTAGACGGTCTTACTTTTGGTAAAGAAACTCCATCCGCGCTAATTGGTTTAGGTTCTAATTGTGGTTGTTTAGGTTCATATTCTGAAACATGTACAAATGCTCCATTCCATTCCGTTACCATTTCTCTCCATGGATATTGGAGTCCAGATCTATCTGAAATAGCTAATGCTCTTTTTCCTGATGCATATTTTGGCATAATTAAATATTTGGATAATACGTCTTAGGTGTAATATATGTACTAGACGCTGATCCATCCTCCGCTAATGCTCTTGCTAATTCATCCTCATATAATAATTTTTGAGTTTGAATTCTATCTGGAGCATATTTTTGTGCTAAATAAAAAGATAATCCTGTAACCATACAAGGCAAAAATCTATATGGTGCATCCGTTGCATCTGTGTAAGTTCCATCAACATCTTGAATTCTTTTAATATAATAAATGTGCATGTCTTTAGATGCGTTTGAAGAATCAGCGGTTGGATAAACACTGATACTTACGTGATCTATAAATCTTTGAACCCAATATTGATTAGGAGTTCCTTTGGAAAGTTTGTTTGAAAATCCCGCATAAGTAGATCTATCTACTTTTGTCATAGGAGTATCTGATTGAGTAGTCTGAGTTCTATTGCTTCTTAATTGAGCTTCTAGAACATCAGTAATTCCATAAATTCCATTAGTAGGGGTAGTGGTTGCACTCGTTCCATCAGCTGATGTACGGTAAAATTTGTATTCTGTTTGACCTTCAATTAAATCAATATTGGTTTCTCCAATTTCCCAATAATGAATTCCTCTATTACCCCATTCCGATAATAAAAGATTTAAAGATCTTCTGGCATTTCTTAATTGATAGCCAGCTGTTCCTTGTATACCAATTCTTTCATAAGCCTCTTCGATTAAATCATCAATCGCAAAGTTCTTATCAAAGACGTATGTACCAGAAGTAGTATTCGCCATTGACTACCCTCTTACGTAAATGCGCCAGTAACTACTAAAAAATCACAGTTAGTTAGATCAGCGTACATTCCAGTATCACAATAAATACCGTCTCCTGGAAGTGTTACAGAAAAATCAGAATTATCTGCAGTTCCCCATTGAGCTTCAAATACTAATGCAGAAGCAGTTTTGGAACTATCAGATTCATTATAAATTTTGACACTTCCTCCAGCTCCAGTTGCTTGAGCTTGCACTGCCATGATTCTAGCTTTTGTAATATTAACTGCTGAACCACTTGCATATTTTTGCATTTGGCCATCTGCTGTGAGCGCTATAGTTTGTCTTACATTTCCTATTGCCATATTTTTTTCCTTTTCTTGCGAGCTCCCGCAGGAGCTCACAAAATTTATTTATTACGATGCAAAAACAAATGCACCCGTTACTGCTGCTGCGGCACTTGCCAAATCATAAGCGATTGTCCAAGTTCCTTTTTCATAACATACGAAATAAATTTTTCCGCTTGTAGTTAAAAGGTTTGTTGCTGCGTCTGCAGGAGTGAACGTTAATAAAGTTTCGCTAGCTGCTGAAGAATCAAAAGAAACTTCTGAGCTACCTCTACTCTCAATTATAGATCCAGTTTTGTAAACATCTGAACCTGCACAATCAAAAGAAAGCGTAGCTGTTCCTCCAGCGGTGTCTTTAGTTTGAACATAAACTACTACTGAACCGGCTGCTGCTGCAGGCAATGTAGCTGCGCATGCTGCTGCTCCCGTGTAATTTACATAAGATATAGTATCAACTGCAAGTGTTATTGTAGATGATGTTGCTACATCTGATAAAGATAAGCCAGTTAAGTCTGGTAACTGTGAGCTATATCTAGTTGTTACTGCACCAGTTGAAGTGTTTTTAGTTGCTACTTGAAAACCCTTTTCTGAACGTACTGGTCCATTAAACGTTGTTGATGCCATAATTATATCCTCCTAGTAATTGAATCTAGTCTCTAGGCCGTCGACTATACGCGTCTAGATTCTGTTAATAATTGTATAGTAATAATTTTATACTCTAATTTTTAGCAGAGTGCAAGCGATCCTGTAATGAAGTGATATTTTCAAGAATGTAGCTTTTATATTAAGTAGCTACTGAAACTTCTGGAGCAGAGTTTATAATTGCGTTCTCTCTATCTGCAATTTTAGCCTCTTCTAATTTAATGGCTGTGATGATTTCTTTAATTTTTTCATCTATTGCCACCATGTTGAGATTATATCTACCTTCTTTAAGGTGTTCTTGTTCCCAACTCAACTCCAAGGACTTTTTCTGTTTGTACAGGTCTTGGATCATTTATAACCTCCTCATAGGTTATCCATTTTCGAGCTTTATCATAAAATCCCGATTGTTCCCACTTTACACTATTTTCTCCCAGTTTGTCAACTATTGCCTCTTCTATAGCTTCTCGAGAATCCATACTTTTAATATGGAAGTTCGTTCTATACCCATAAGCGATAATGATAATTTTAAAGTCCTTCATAGTCTAATTTCTTACTTTATTTAGTAAATGAGGCGAGATTGTGTCCCGCCTCATTAAAAAGTTAGTGATTACGCACCTTGTACGCCAAAGATTCCTCTAGGGTCTGATACGCCAAATACGTATCTTTCTCTAGCTTTGAATCTAACGTTACCAGTATCGAAATCCCCTTCCATAGCTGTTTTCAAAGGTGCTCTTTCGAAATGTTTCATTCCGTTAGGCACATCTGTAATTAGATACCAAGAATCAGTATCAGTTAGGTAATTGTTCACTCTATATCCTTGAGGAACCATTCCCATTGATACGATAGCATTAATATCGTTATCAGCTGTGTTAGTTCTACCCTGAGACTTCATAAGTCTGTCAGCGTTGAACTGATTATTTGCAGGAACAATCATTTTCGTTGCTTTAGCTGCCACTTTAAGACCTCTCTCATCAGTCATGTTACCGATGTCGATCAACGCTTGTTCAAGCGATGTTTCGTTAAGGTCTGCTTGTGTAGTTAAAGTGTTCGAAAACGTTCCAGCAATAGTAGGGTGGTTAGTAGTAAACAAGCCTGAGCCGTCACCTGAATTAAATGTAGCTGTTTGAGGTAGCCCATTTATTAAAGGTTCAACTGCTTTAACTTGTTTAGCGTTCGCCATAGATCTTGCTAGCGCTTTTGTATATCTAGA